TGAGCTTTCTATCGTCAATCAATTCCTTGTATTCTTTGCGGAATACTGCGCCCAATCCCCTAATGTCATCGGCTGCTGCTTTTGACACTAGTGAGTTTTGCTGTAGTTCGCAGCTCTCTGTCTGCGTCAGCTTCCACTCCGGATATTTTGCCTGGTACCTCTTCCACGAGTCAGGGTCTATATTCGTAAACTTAATGTCTGGTTTCTCGGGCACGGGCCATCGCGTAGATGTAACCAGTCCTTTAAACGCCACAAGGCCTACTCCTCCTGCTACCACCGGCAACTGTAACCACAAGTTGCTCTTACTCCTTATCCTTGTCCAATCCTGAACAATCACAGCCTGTAACTGCATATCCCGCCTATCGCTACGTCTTTGCAACGTATCTACTACTCCGAGTTGTGCCTTTAGCACACCCTCTGGGTCCCATGGCTCCGATGACCACGGTTTGCGCTGTAATATACCAGGCAGCGCCCTGTTTGGATACCCAAAAGCTTTGTCAGGCATGTACCATACTCTCAGAAACTCCGATTCCCTGTCGAATATACCATATTTCGAGTCATTGCCAACTGCATTTATCGAACCGTATCCTAATCTTAGGAGTAAGGCGGACCAATAGTCGGGTGTGAGCAATGTCGAATCATCACCTCGCAGCCATGCTTTAATGCGCTGGGTAAACCCAAGAAGCGCTAGCTTGTCTGTATTGCAACGTGTCATCGTCTGATTCCAATAGTTGCCTATCAATGAGGTGAGGCGAATACCAGATGGTAACCCCCCAGTCACATCGAATGTCTGGACACCTGAATTATCTGATGCGATAATCACGGAATGTGCGAAGCCCTCGACTGTACCATCGAGCAGCAACTTCCACTCGATGTAGCCTTCTTCAGGTACGTTGATCTCTCCTTGCTCCAGGTAATTGCGCGCCAAGATTTGGTTCTCGTCGGTCTGGGGCTGGTGGTCGAATGCTGCATAGTCAAAAGGTAAAGTATACCCGACATGATCCTGTATGCTCTCCATTCGCATGGCCTGCTGGATTAGTTGCTCGTCCAGCGTGTTGCCTTCCCACTGCAAATAGCTCGAACCGCAGAGGTAATCAAGATACGACTGGCCATAATATGACCAGACATCTCCCGTTACTGCGATTCTCATTTTGCCGAGTTCAGATTTGATGAATGATTTATTCGTTTGGACTCCTAGGTGTAGAAAGACCTGCTTACAGATGTAAGCTGGGGTCGTGATTTCTAGCAGAAAGTTTTTCCTTGCTTTGAATTTGCCTTTTTCGTCTTCAAATTCCCATTCTACTACGCCGAAGGATGAGGCGCCGCCGGTTGTGGCCAGGTCGGATGTGATGTAGTCCAGAAGTGTCATGAACTGTACTGTCTTGGGCGCTGAGTCACCTCTTATCTTATCAGCGGTCTCTTTGAACAATATCAACCAATCATCTTGCAACCACCCATGAGGTGCTCCTCCGTTGGCAAGTTTCTCAGTCTCCTTGATGTAATCAAAGTCTCCGAACGGTGGATTTCTGTAGCCTGAAATCCCACCGGCTTCGCAATAACGCTTTTTCATATCTTCTGAGCTCGGCTCTTTCTTAAGTCTGTCCGATACCCATTTGGTAGCTTTCTGCAGCTCGTCTACTGACGTGAGGCATCCGAGCCTGTCCCAAAATTGTAGCCACAATCCATGGTATGCCTCGAACAGTAGCAACATTAAGACGGTTATGTAGTCAAAGTTTACTAAACGAGGCAGCCATTTTGC